TGGGCGCTCGTGCCCGTGCTCCTGCTGGCCCCGTTCGTCATCCGCTGACCCCAGAAAGAGGGCAACACCATGACCAAGTTCGTCGCCTATTTCCGCGTCTCCACCGAACGCCAGGGCCAGTCCGGCCTCGGCCTCGAGGCCCAGCAGGCTGCGGTCAAGCAGTACGCTGCAGACATCACCCACTCGTTCACCGAGATCGAGTCCGGCAAGAACGATGACCGGCCCCAACTGGCCGCAGCCATCGCTATGTGCAAGCGTACCGGCGCCGCCCTGCTGATCGCCAAGATCGATCGCCTGTCCCGCCAGGCTGCGTTCCTTCTGACGCTCCGCGACTCTGGCGTGCAGATCGTCGCTGCCGACATGCCGCACGCCGGCACCCTTGAGTTCGGCATCCGCGCAGTGGTCGCCCAGCATGAGCGCGAGGAGATCAGCCGCCGCACAAAAGCCGCCCTGCAGGCCGCGAAGGCCCGTGGCGTGAAGCTCGGGTGCCCGACCCCCGAGCGCGGCAGCGCCGCCGGTATCGCTGCCATCCAGGCCCGTGCCAGTGCCTACGCTACGCGCCTGGCGCCGATCGTGGCCGACATCAAGCGTGCCGGCTGCACCACCCTTCGCGAGATCGCTGCAGCCCTGCAAGCACGCGGTATCGCAACCCCCCGCGGCGGCAGCAATTGGGCGCCGTCGCAAGTTCGCAACCTTCTGGAGGCCTGCAATGCGTGAGTCAAAACCACTGTCTAAGGTGCCGATTGGCACCGGCTACCGGCCGGAGCTCCGGCACAAACCAACCTGGGAGGAGCTTGAGATCCAGCACTACCTGCTGCGCAAGCCTGGCGGCAAGCGTCGTCTGTCTGACGGGTTCATCGCGGTGTTGTGCATAGTTGGACTCATGCTGCTGGGGCTCATGCTATGAGCCTCGACGGTCGGACAATCAAAGAGCAGCAGATGGGCCTGTTCGAGGTGCAGCACGCTGACCTGCTCGAGCGGTGCCGGGCAGCGGCCATCGTGTTCGCCCGCCAGCACGGTTTCGTCAGTATCAATGAAGTACGCGAGGCCGTCACCCTGCCGCCTGGCATTCACCCTAGCCTGCTGGGCGCGGTCTTCCGCACCCGCCAGTTTCGCGCCATCGGATACACCGAGGCGCATCACCCGGCCGCGCACGCTCGAGTCGTGCGGGTCTATGCTTTACAGGAGACGCACGATGGTCAGCAAAGTAACCCCCGATGACATGCTCAGCGCCAGCAGATTGCCGGCGCTCATGGGGCTGTCGAAGTACCGTTCGCCGAACGATGAGCTCCAGTACAGCATCGGCGCCATGCAGGGCGAGAACGTCCGATCGGATGGCAACGAAGCGATGGCCTGGGGCAATGAGCTCGAGCCCATTATCCTGCGCGAGGCCGCACGCCGGCTGCGCCTGATCGACCTGGTCACCGATCACCCTGCTGCCCGCTATCACCCCGACGTGCCGCTCTGCTGCAGCCTGGACGGCACCGCTGACGGTGGCGGGCAGATCATCACCACTGACCCGGACGCCGGGATCTACGTCATCGGCCAGGATCAGATCGAACTTGTAGGCACAGGCGTGCTCGAGGCCAAGCTGACCAGCGTCAGCCCGGAAGACACGCCAGCCCTGTACCGTGGCCCGATCCAGCTGCAGGCCCAGATGGACATCATCCAGGCCCGCTGGGGCTGCATCGCCGTGCTCTATCAGGGCACCGAGCTCCGGCTATTCCTTTTCGCTCCGCACCAGCCGCTCGTCGACCGGATCTATGGCCTGGCCACCGACTTCCAGCGCCGGCTGGATGTCTGGAAGAAGAAGCAGATCATCGACTGGTATCAGCCGATCAACAGCAAGGATGCCGATCGCATGTTCCCGCAGGCCGATGAAGCATCGATCGATTTGGGCAGCGAGGGCGAGCGCCTAGCGCGAGAAATTCTCGAGGCCAAGAAGACGATCACCAAGGCATCCGCTGACCAGGAAGAGGCCGAGAAAAAATTGAAGACGATGCTGCGCACTGCCAACCGTGGCACCGCCGGCAACCTCGAGATCAAGTGGCCGATGCGCAACTACGCTGCGACGCCGCAAAAAATCGTCCCCGCAAAGGCTGCGTACAGCGTTCGACAATCCACTTTATCAGTGAAGGAAATGAAATGACACTGACTACCCATCGCGGGTTCGCACCCGCAACCCTGACCGAAGCCATGCAGTTTAGCGAGCACCTGGCATCGAGCTCGATGGTGCCCAAGGCGTACCAGGGAAAACCCGCAGACATCCTGGTTTGCGTGCAGTGGGGCTATGAGATTGGCTTGGCCCCGATGCAGGCGCTCCAGAACATCGCAGTCATAAACGGCAAGCCCAGCGTGTACGGTGACGCTGCGCTCGCCCTGGTGCAGGCCTCGCCGCTCTGCGAGGGCATCGATGAGCACATCGAGAACGAAGGCACCCCGAACCCCAGCGCCGTCTGCATCGCCAGGCGCAAGGGCCGGATGCCGGTGATTGCCAGGTTCAGTGTCGAGGAGGCCCAGGACTACCCGGCCGATGAGCCCCGCAAGATGCGCGACATCACGCCCACGAAGCCGGCCAACCCGCTCGATGCCATCGCCCCGCCGGCGCCGCCACCGCCCGTTGAGGTCGAGCCCGTGGTGCAGACCAGTGACCCGATCGTCATCGCCGAGCAGATGGCCGACACGGTGGAGCAGCTGGTCAACCAGGCGCAGGAGGCCGGCATCGAGATCGTCGAGGTCGAGACAATCACCGAGGAGGAGCTCGAGCGCGAGGCCATCATCGCCGAGTCAGGCAACCCGCCTCGCCACCCAGGTTTCGCGCTGATGGTGCCGGGCAGGGAAGAGCCGCTGGCGTCGTATCCTACGATCGAAGGATGGTACGAAGCCTATGAGGCGCTGGCAGACAAGACCGCCAGGGCTGGCCGCGCTGCTGCTCGCACCAGGATGACCAAACTCCGCGAGCTCCGCGAGGCCAACGAAGGTCAGCTGGGGCGCCTGCCGCTGGCCCTGAAGCCGATTCACATGGCCAAGTACAACCAGCGCCTGGCCGCGCTGGGCGCGACCCTGACGCCCGAGGAGCGGGCTGCAGAATCAGGCCAGGCTGCTGCCTGACCCTTCGGTCATCTTGCCGGCGGCGCTGGCCACCTCGGTCACCCGCCGGCCCCATCCCTTGCCGAACGTCTCCCAGGTCGGCAGCGCCTGCAGAAACTCCAAACGCTTCGCTTGGTATTTGGACACGATCTCATCAGCAGGCATGGCCGCGACAGCCCGCAGCGTGCCAGGCCCGATCACCCCATCATCATCGGCGCCGACCACCTGCTGCAGGAACTTGACCGCACGGCCTGGGCCGCTGTTGATCCCGCAGTCGAAGACCGCGTAGTCGACACCAGCCGGCAGGTCGTCACCCCGCACCCGATCCCAGTACCGCTGCTTGTAGAGCGGCGCCACCATCTCAGGTGTCAGGCTGCGCATCTCGGCCTCGTCGACCGGGCGCTTGACCCACTCTTCCCATACGCGCTGCGTCACGCCCCTGTTAGTTCGGCCCCCTGGGTCTTTCGGGTGGTCAACGTAGCCGCCCTCGTGGTGCAGCACTGCCGCCAGCGCAGACTCGAAGTTCTCTTTCATTTCTTCGCCTTCATATCGATGATCTTCTCGAGCGTGCGGCCGCCAAAGTAGAAGGACATGATCAACATGCCCCACTGACCCAGGAGCTCGACGTAGTTCTCGTTGGTGTTCTTGCCGAACGCGCTCATCATGGCGAAGGTGAAGTAGCCCGCCAGGATCGCGATCAGCGTCATCGGCCTGATGTTCTTCGATAGCCAGCTGTCGCTGCCCATGTCGGCCTTGAGCCGCTCGGTCAGATTGTTCTGCTCGAGCTCGAAGAGCTTCGTCTCGTTGGCCATCTTCGCGAGCTCGCCGTCCTGGTGGAGCTTCGCGAGCTCGGCCTGGGCTCTCGCCTTGGCCTCCGGGTCAGGCAAGACCCTGTCGAGGATCTTGCCGCCTACCTCAAGCAGTGGGCCGAGCGGCAGCATCGTCCTTCTCCTTGCCTATCATGTTAGCCGCGGCGTAGGCACCCTTGCGCCCGACGATCCCGCCGACCGCGCCGATACACAAAAGCATCACGTCCTTTGCTCGACGAACATCACGCCCAGGATGATGCCGACCACACTGGTCACCAGGATGCCGGTCAGCGCCAGCACGATGATGGCCCAGACGCGCACCTCGATCTCTTCTGTCGACATCTTCATTGGCTCACCTCCGCAAGCGTTGCCATCAGCAACACGATGAAGATCATCAGAAACGCTAGCCATTTCATTGCCCTGGCCACGCATCGATGATGTAGTTGACCAGGTGATACAGGATGATCCCGCCGGTACCGACCACGGTGACGATGAGCATCCGCTCCTTGCTTCTTGGCCGCGATGACAGTCTCTAGCGCCTCGCTCATGGCGCTCTTCTGCTTCTCCGGCGGCAGCTTCGCCCGCTCTTCGGTGCTGGCCTTCTGGATCTGATCCTGGGCATCGAAGAGTTGCATGAACTCGCCAAGGCATTCCTTGGCATCGCGGCCGACTTGGATCGCCTGCTTGATGCCAGCGACAGCGGCCTGGGCGGCGGCTAGGGCGACCGCAACCTCAACCATGTCAGATCTTCAGCACCAGACTAAGCAGCAGCAGGATGATCGCGCCGGCAGCGCCGATCAGAATGTGCTCGATGCGCTTGAGCCTGGCGTTGATGCCGTCATACCTGACCGCGCAAACCTCTTCGTGCGTCATTAACCGAGCCTCCACTTCATTTGCCGTCGCCATCAATCACCTCATCACGCAGGGCGCTGTTTCGTCAAAAATAGTCTGCGTATTTTGCCTGGTTCCTCATCATCGTTGGCGTCATCACGTCTTCGATGTATGTCTTGGCAGCACCGGCTGCGAGCGCATATGAGTTGAACTGAGTCGCACGCAGCGCATCCAGCGCGGTGACTGATCCACTGTTGTCGATGTCACCCAGGCGCCGGCCACTGATCAATTCGTTGAAGATTGTCTTGTGCGGCTCGATGTTTGCAACCGCATCGGTGATGCCCTGCGCGATCTTTGAATAGCTTGGATACTGCGCAACCAGTTCGTATGTCTGGCCGTTGCTGACGTACAGTTTTTGCACGCGCCGCCAGCTGGTTCCGTTCCACGCATAGGCGATGTTTGGTTTGACGTAACTGCTGCCATTGCTGACCCACAGGTTGTCGTATGGGTACGGCATGTCAGACCTTCAGCCAGAGCGTTCCTGACGCAGTCGCAGCCCCAGATGGTTCGCTGGTGCTAACAATTGCCGGCGTCGAGTATGTGATCGAGTCAGAGCTCACCACCGTGATCTCGTCATTCAGCGAGAGCGCGGATGTGAATGTGATGCTGACGCCGTTTGTTGCGGTGTAATCGTTGGGGTACAGCAGCGCGCCGTTGACGTACACCTGAACCTGGCCGACTAGGTAGTTGACTGATAGGAGCGTCTGGCCTGCGGTGGCCAGCGATGTCTGCACGATCAAAGCGCCAGTCTTGAGGATCTGCCAGCCAGTGCTCGTCCGGTACTTGACTACTTGCGACGTGCTGTTGAAGTACAGGTCGCCGTTGACCATCGCCGTGCCATCCGGCCTGGTGGTCGGGTCTGACGTGTAACTGCCGTAGTAGAGCGTATTCGGGGCGCCGGCTGATGCTGTCGGATTGCCGTTAGCGTCGAAGGATAGGTACTTGTTCGCCCTGGTCGTGCGACCAGGCAGCGTCATGTTGATGCTGGTCGGGTCTGTCTGCGGTGCCTGCAGCGCACGGCCCAGTCCTTCGGCATTCTGCTGCGCGAAGATCGTCTGCTGGTCGAGCTCGTCGTTTAAGGTATTGGCGAAAAAATCACCGCCGGTCACGAAGTCGGTGGTGCGGCTGATCGTCCGGTTGCCGACGATCGCGATCTGAGTGGCGCCTGTTGGCGTGGCCGTCAACGTCACAAACCCGGTGCCATTGGAGTTGATCGTGACTGTGTAATTCGTGGTCAGTGTCAGTAGCGTGTCGTCGCGATAGACCGCAATGTCGGTCGCGGCCAATATCTCGAACGTGAAGTTGTACGGGCCGGTGCCGCTTGCCGCGTAGACCACGCGCCTGGTGACGTTGTTGATTGGGACGCCCATCGCTCAATCCTCGCTATTGGTTACTTGACGTAATTGCCGAGCCTGGCCTGGCGGCGCTGCGCTGCCTCGACGCGCCGCTCGATCGCCGGCCCGAACTTGCTGTTCATCACCAGATCCTGCTGCGCTGCCTTGACGAAGCTGCTGTACACGTCGCGGATGTTGTTTTGCTGCACGTTTTTTTCGTCACCGGTAAACCCTGGCGTGTTGTAACGCTCAACAATTGCTTGTTGCAAGTTGATGCTTTTCATCTCTGTCTTGCCGGTCTTCTGATTGATGACTGGCGCTTCAGTTGTAAGCCGGCCCAGCTGCTTCATCATGTAGGAGTATTCCTCGACCTCCAGCTTGATGTTCACGCCGCCGAGCTCGAGGTTCATGTCCGGCTTCTTGATCGGCATCCCAAGGCTGATAACGATCTTGTCAGCCGGCCGTTGCTTGGTGGTGCTGTAACGCACGCCGGTCATCGACGCAAGCCAGGGATTGGCCGGATCGACATCGTTCATCACCTCGCCAAGGTAGTCGTACTGCGGCGGCAGCGACTCACTGAGCACCGGCGTCCTGGCGATGCTGCGGTTCAGCCCCTCGTAGAATCCCTTGATAACGGTCGGCACGTTGGGTGACTCTGCGGTCATGCGCTTCGTCGGGTCATAGCCGCGCTCGATCATTGCCCTGGCGCTCGAGAAGATCCCGACCGGCGAACCCTCAACCGTGTACTGAGCTGCAGTTCCAGCCAGTCCGTCGAGCGCATTCTTGAAGGCCTGCTTCGGATTCGGGATCGTGGCGCTGAATGCGCCGGCAATCGAACTGATGCCCTGCACGAACGGCATCTGGCCGACGTAGCCATAGAGACCCCAGGCCGCGCCGAGAAGAATCTCGCCGACCTTGTCCTGATCATCTTCGTAGCGGGCATACTCGACCGCATCAGCAATCATGGCCATCGGTGCGCCAATCGGATCGATGCCACGGAAGGGGACGTACAACCGGCCATCCTTTCCGACAGACGGATCGATCCGCATCCCGCGCAGATATTTGACAAAATCTGGATCCCACTCGCCCTCTTGGAAGACGAATGAGTAGGGACGCCAGCCGCTGTCCAGGTAGACCTTGCGCAGGTTGTTGTCGCCAGGCCCGCCGCCGGTGATCCGGCCATCGGCGACGTAGCTGCCAGCGCCCATCATGATCGCCGTGCCCATGCCCCACTTGGCTACCGCGAGCTCGCGCTGCGCCCCGCCTGCAGCGAAGTCCTGGCGAAACTGCTTGGACATCGGGGCGAAGGCACTGTGCTGCATCCCCTCGCTCACCACCCAGATCGGCGTCTTCACGAACGGCATCACGATCCGGCCCAGCAAATTGTCCTGCGCGAGCTCTTGAATGCGGGCTGCGCTGCCGGTCAGCTTGCGGCTGAACGTGATCATGTGGCTGAAGTCTTGCGCCAGGGCATCGAGCTCTGCAGGGGGGTCTGAGAGGATCTCGCCCATGCGCTTGAGACCCAGCTGCTCGGCCTGCTCTCGCGTGGCGCCGCCTTCGATTGCCGCCCGCTTGGCCTGCTGCTCGGCACGATAGGCCTGGGCATAGAGCTCGGCCCGGTAGCCCATCGTCTTGAAGACCTCGTCCATCGCCATGATCGGGCGACCGCCCAGCAGCGTGACGAAGTTGGCGTAAGCATTGATGCCCTTGACCAGCGCCTCTGTCTCGATGCCGTAGTCCTTCGCATCGAAGATATGGTACTGGCCCTCGAGCTTCTTGCCGGCGTCGCTGATGAGCTCGGATCCGGCCCGCATCTCGCGGGTCGTGCCAGTGCGGAGCGCCGTGCCGGCCAGGCTGAAGCCCTCGCGGATCGCGTGAACCATGCCGGCCACCATCGCCGCAGACTCGCCGAGCTCGACCTCCGCGCTCATGCCGACCGCACGCTTGGCAGAGCCGCCCAAACCGGCCAGCGCCCTGGTGGCCACCGAGCTCGCCAGGAACGTGGTGTTGCTGGTCAGGTTGACGACATGCGTACCAATGCCTGACAGCAGGCCATTCTTCCAGGTGCGATCCCACAGATCCGCAATCAGGCCCACCTTGCTGGCCTTGTTCAGCAGACCCTCGCGGGCACCTTCGTCCTGCAGCTGGACAAACTTCTCGACCAGGATCTTGAGCTCGGGCGCGACCTTCGGATCGGCCAGCATCTGCTTCATCTCGGCATCGCCTGGCGCCGGGATCTTCGCGGCCGATGCGTCAGCCAGGATGTCGGCAGCACGCTCCTCGGTCACCTGCAGGCGACCGACCGCAGTGGCCTGCGCGGCCCGCGTGCGCGACAGCACATAGGCCTCGTTGATCTGGTTCTGCAGGCTCAAGCGATAGAGCAGCTGCGCCTGCAGGTCAGCGTCGTCAGGGTTCAGGTAGGAGCGCCGCGCCAGGTCGTAGAAGCCCTTGGCATTCTGGTAGCTGGCAAGCCGCAGCCGCACCATGTCGACTGGCAGCTTGCCGTACTGCTCCTTCATGATCTGCAGGTCGCCCAGCAGATTGCCGTCGAAGCCCTTGCGCTTGGCCTCGGCGAGCGTCTGCTCCCAGGTCAGGCGCTCAACCTGCAGCCCGCTCGACTGCGCGAGCGATTCGACCGTCTGCTTGAAGTCTGCAGGCCCATCGATTCGGTTCAGGTTGATCAGCGTCTCGGGAGGAGCGCCGGCAGCGGGCGCCGTTTCAATCGTTGCTTCGATCTTCTGCAGCTGCTGCGGCAGGTCACCGACCTTCGGCTGCGGCGCAGATACCTGTGGCAGGGCCGTACCGGGCGCAGGAGGCGCTGCCGTGGTGCCGGGAGGGATAGCGGTAGGGTTGGGCTCGACAGGCGCCTGGATGGCCTTCTTTGCGGCCCGCCCTTCGCCAACCAGTTTGGCGCCGCCAACGATGATGTCGCGAAGCCCAGCGACCTGGACGACATTGTCGTCGCCGGTCTCGGCCGGCTCGAACGCGGTGATCGGTTCGTCAGGCTCGGAGCTCGCCACCCGCTCCGGCAGGATCTTGCTGAGTCGCTCTTCGACCGGCTGATTGGAGATGGCCATCACTGCGCTCCAGGCTGCGGAGCGCGACCGCCCCGAATTTGCCGACCGATTTTAGCCGCCGATTTTCCGGTTGCTTTTGCGACATCAATCGCAGTCTTGCCGGCTCCAAATATTTCGCCAACCGTCTCTGACACCTTTGCGCCCTCGCGCCGGATCTCATCGGTCTCGCCGGCTGGCACCAGCGGGATGCCCAGCGTCTCGTCTAGGAACTTCCTGACATCTTCAGTGGTCGGCAGGATCGTCTTGCCCTGGGTGCCGCGCAGGAACGCATCAAGCCGGTCTTCGCCTTGCTGCGGGCTGATCGCTGCAGCGATGCCGCGCCCCAAGCTGATCAGATCGCCAGGCATCCCGATCGTGCCCTGAACGGCACCCTTCGCCAGGCCTGCAGGAACGTCTGCTGCCATCTTGCCGAATGTCGACAGTGGAATGTTCTTGGCATCCGGCGGCAGCGTGCCGACCGTGGCGCCGAGCGCCGCTTCTTGCAGATCCGGCGCAGCTGCCTCGGGCGGGATCTCCGGGTAGCTACCCTGCAGGTAGTTGTCGACGATGCGCTGCTCGAGCGGAGAGTAGGGGGTCATCGCGATACTCCACGCAAGATGCGCTGATGCCGCTGCAGATAATCAATGTCATCTGGCCGTAGTTTTCCGTACCGCGTCGCCAGGTCGTCAAGGTTGGTGTTCTCGTCAATCGTGACACCGGCCGGCAGCTTCTTCTCTTTGATCAGATCGGCCACCGTCGATGCGATTGCAGTGCGTGCGCGTTCCTTGTTTTTATCAACACGCTCGGTCTGGTTGTACTGCTCCACCGCCTGGCGTGACAGATCCCGGTAAGGCGCCTGTTTCAAAGATGGATTCTTTAAGCGCCAATCGTTGACCAGCGTGTTGTATATGTTGTCAATCGCTTCCTTCTTGTCGATCTTGAACTGGTCATCCTTGCTGGCAAACACACTCTGCACATCAGGAACACCAGCAGACTGACGAATGAATCTCTGGGCTTCGACCTGGTCTTTTTCAGTTCGATTGATCAGCCGCCGATTGAGATCAAGGAACTGCTGACCGTTCAAACCGGCTCTGTTTGATTCCCTCATCAAGACATCAAAATCGACAATAATTCCATTATCAATCGCGGTCTCAATGGTGGCCTGATCGTATTTGCTTCCAGGTCGTTGTTGCGGATCTATAACTTTTTCAAGTTGTTCTATACCCATCACGCGAAGCTCGGCCATTGGTCGAGATAGCTCACGCTTTCTCGCTGGGCTTGTAGCAGGGTCAAAGTACTCTATTGCTAGAGCATTGAATTCTATTTCGCGTCTTCTTTTATCGAGCTTTTCATCATCGTCGCGCTTGGCGATCCTGGCAGACACTTCGGCGCGGAAGTTCTTGATGATCTCGTTGGTCGCCGCCGGATCCAGCGTCTTGATCGCGTTCATCATCGGCGTGAACTTGTCATCGAACAGCATCGCGCCAGACCGCAGCGCGTTGATCGTTCGCGTCGTGTCTTGGAAGTAGCGATCGTCCTCCATCAGCTTGGTGGTGATCGCGTTGACCTGCGCGGCCATGATCGCGTTCTGGATCTTGGTGCTGTACTCGCGCTGAACGGCAACATCGCCGAGCAACATGGCTGCATCGGTCACGTTCTTGCGATGCACCTCGGCCCGCTGCAGGAATGTGTCAGGATCTTGCATCGCCTCGGCGAACATGAGGCGCTGCGAGTTGTCCATGTACTGATCGATCTTGATGCGCCGAATAGACTGTTCGCGCTTCAGCTGCTCCTCGTAGGCAGCATTGACCACAGCATTGCCGTGCGTGGCCATCGTGGCGCGGAACTTGAGCGCGGCCTCCGGGTCGGCAGAGGCGAGCGCCTTGGCGTACCCGTTGCTGATCGTGGCAATTCTCTGGCTGATCTCTTCGCCGGTGACCTTTCCGGCTTTGACATCGGCCAGCATCTTCACCAGTTCGTTCTTGCCCTCCATCTCGAAGTGAGACGCGAGCTCGAAACTGCGGGCCTTGCGCAGAGCCTGGCCAAAGATGCTGCCCTGCAAGCCAGCATCCATCGGCAGGCCATTCTTGGCCATCTCGATCTGTTCCGGCGTGATCGGGTTGTCTGCAGCGAACTGCATCGCCTCGATCGGCGCCAGGCGCCCAGCCTCTTGGAATGCGCTTGCGCTCATCCGGTCAAGCATCTGGGCAAGCGTGCCAGCCTGTTGCGCTGCAGCCCTGGCCGCTATTGGTTCGACCTGGCCTGGGCTGACCTGCGCCATCGGCACGCCGCCCTGCGCCCCGCGCAGCATGATCTGACCGCCTTCGATAACCGGGAGCGTTGCCATCAGACTGTCCTTGCAAACCTGGTGCCGCCCTCGAGCAGCGTAGCCCCGGCCATCAATCCACCGGTGCGGCGCGTGATCGCTGCTGCAGACTCAAGACCGCCGGCAGCACGCTTGGCCTG